GGGCATTTTTGACTTTGGACGTAAGAAGAAAGAAGACAAGCCTCGTTTTGTGAAGCGTACTTACGCTGGAGCGGGCCAGAATAGATTGTTAGCAGACTTTTTTGACTCTCAGCGTTCTGCTGATAGTGAGTTACGTCCCGTCATTAAGACTCTAAGGAATCGCTCGCGAGACCTATGTCGCAACAATGAATACGCCAAGCGCTATGTAAACCTGATGAAGACTAACGCAGTCGGCGCTAAAGGTTTCAACTTGCAAGTTAAAGCTCTGGGGGGAGATGGCTTGTTGGACCTGCCTGGCAATCAAGCAGTAGAAGGCGCGTTTGCTAATTGGGGACGCACTGGGAACTGTACGATTGACGGTCGGTTATCTTGGGTTGATGCACAAAAGCTAGCTATTGAAAGTCTAGTACGCGATGGAGAAGTGTTCATCATCAAGCATCGGGGGCGTGACTATCACGACTCATTCGCTTTGCAGTTTATTGAGCCTGATGAGATTGATGAGCAGAAGAACGAAAAGCTGCCTGGCGGTAACGAGATCCGTATGGGCGTAGAGCTAGATGCAAACAAGCGGCCGGTTGCTTATCACAAGCTTACCTATCATCCGGGTGATTATGACTACGCGATGATGACGGGCAAGAGCAAGCACATCCGTATACCTGCTGAGCAAGTCATTCACGTCTTCATGCCTTTGCGCGCTGGACAGACTCGAGGCGAGCCTTGGCTATCGCCTGTAATGCCGGCCATGAAGCAGTTAGGTGGCTTCCGTGAGGCGGCAGTGATTAACGCTCGCATCGGTGCATCGAAGATGGGATTCTTTACGTCACCCTCGGGTGATGGGTTTGTGCCAGATGATACCGACAATCACACGCCTATCATGGATGCCGAGCCCGGCACCTTCCATCAGCTTCCTACGGGTGTCTCTCTACAAAGCTTTGAGCCTACGTTCCCAAGTAATGAGTTTGACGCCTTCCACAGGTCGGTACTAAAGGGTATCGCTAGTGGACTAGGCATATCCTATACCTCTCTATCTAACGACCTTGAGGCGACATCCTATAGCTCTATCCGGCAAGGCGCGCTAGAGGAGCGAGATTTCTACCGCGATATTCAACAGTTCATGATTGACCACTTTGTATACAAGGTATATGAGGCGTGGCTCGATGCTGCGATGGAGTTACGGTCATTCGGCATTGGCTCTAATCAGTATGAGCGTTTCCTGAATGCATCTACGTTTACAGGTCGTGCTTGGAGTTGGGTTGACCCGCTTAAAGAAATGAATGCGGCTATTCTCGGGATGAAGAATGGCGTGCTGTCTATACAAGACGTTGCTTCGCAGTATGGTAAGGATGTTGAAGACCTGTTCGCTCAGATACAGCGCGATAAGGCGTTGGCTGAGCAGTTCGGCGTGCAGTTTGCGTTAGAGCCCTATGGTTCGGAAAAAGCTCAAGTAGACGCGGAAATAATCGGAGATGACGATGGCGAAGTATAAAGGCCGTGACATCAATACGACTCCCACGGATGCAATGATAGCGGAGGCAAAGCGTGGTCTCGAATGGCGGAAAGAACACGGTAGAGGCGGTACTGAAGTCGGTGTTGCTCGCGCTCGCGATATCTCTAATGGGCGGGAGCTATCTATTGATACTGTTAAGCGTATGTACTCTTATTTTGCTCGACACGAAGTTGATAAAGCCGGTAAGGGATATAGTCCAGGGGAAGAAGGATATCCATCCGCCGGACGAATTGCATGGGCATTGTGGGGTGGTAATCCTGGACAGACCTTTGCCAAGAGAGTTATCCGTTCTGTCGAAGCCGCGGACGAGGACGACCGGGCAGAGGTTAGCGGCAGCATTAAGAAGTCTTTGGAAAAGAAGGCTAAGGACCACAACGAGAAGGTAGGGGATACTGCTAGTAAGCGAACTAGCGTTCGTACCTTAAGCGCAGTATTTCGTCGTGGAATTGGTGCCTATAAGACCAATCCTGGATCAGTAAGACCTAGTGTTAAGTCACCTGAGCAGTGGGCACACGCCCGAGTTAATTCATTCCTTTACGCTCTAAGAAACGGAAAATTTAGAAGCGGAAAGCATGACACAGATTTGTTACCATCTGGACATCCCATGTCTTCCAAGGGAAGATGCGAGGAAGTCGTGATATTTGCAGACGAGGACATTGAAATGAGCGATGCGATAGTAGAAGACGTGGAGCTTCGGGAAGAAGACCTCGAGCAGCGTCACATCCAGAATATCGAAGAGACTGAAGAGTCTTACATTATTACCTATGGCAAATCTATGCCAGATGAGCGTGATGGTCACGAAGACGAAGAGCGTGACGGTCATGAGGAAGAAGAGCGAGAAGGACATGATGCTGAACGTGATGTTCCAGCAGAAGTTGAACGTCGCTCTATGCACTTAGATGCGAAGCCGGTAGAGGAAAACACTCGCCGTGTACGTATGTCTATTTCATCTGAGGAGCCTGTTGAGCGCTCTTACGGTAAAGAAGTGTTAGAACATAGTGAGGAGGCCATCGATATGAGCTTCCTCAATAGCGGTCGCGCCCCGCTGCTCCTGGACCATGATCCAGAGAAGCAAGTTGGCGTCGTAGAATCGGCAGAACTTGACGGCTCGGCACGTAGACTACGTGCGACGGTACGCTTTGGAAAAGGCGCACTTGCTAGAGAGGCTTTTGACGATGTAGTAGACGGTATCAAAGCCAATATTTCTATTGGTTACGCCGTTAAAAAAATGGAGCGAAGTGACAAGGATACATTTGTAGCCAAATCATGGAAGCCCCTAGAAGCCTCGCTTGTAAGCATCCCCGCGGACCAATCAGACCTGGTCGGCGTTGGTCGTTCAAATGAAGCTTCTACCCAACCTTCAATCAAAACCAACTTTAAGGAGGACGTAATGTCTGAAGTTGATATTGCAGCGGTTGAGGCAGAAGCCAAGAAAACCGCACAACGTGATGCCGCTCAAATCATGGCATTGACCACTAAGCACAACCTAGCAGACCTCGGCCAGCAAGCAATTGTTGAAGGCCGTTCGTATGCAGAAGTGCAAGGTCTTGTACTTGATAAGATTGGCACTAAGCCCCTCGAGTCAAATGATATCGGTTTGACTGAGAAAGAAGTTAAGCGCTTCTCTCTCTTCAACGTAGTTAACGCTCTTGCTAACCCATCTGACCGTCGCGCTCGCGAAGCTGCTGCTTTCGAGTTCGAGGTATCAGAAGCAACTGCTAAGCGTTCTGGCAAAGACCCGCAAGGTCTTATGGTTCCTTATCAGGTACTGAGCCAGCGTGACCTCAACTCAGCGGATGAGTCAGATCTGTTCTCAGATGACTTCCGCGGCGGTGAGTTCATCGACGTACTCCGCAACTCATCTTCAGTCATGCAAGCTGGTGCTCGTATGCTGGCAGGTTTGAGCGGAGATGTAGCTATTCCTAAGAAGGCTACTGCAGCTTCTGCGGCATGGATTGCTACAGAAGGTGGCGCGGCTACTGAGTCAGAGATGACAACCACGTCTATCTCTCTTGTACCCCGCCAACTTGCGGCGTTTACCGACATCACACGTCAATTGCGACAGCAGTCATCCTTGGATGCCGAAGCACTTGTACGTGATGACCTAGCACAGTCTCTGGCTCTTGCTATTGACTTGGCTGCTCTGCAGGGTTCTGGCGCTTCTGGTCAGCCTACAGGCATCAAAAACACATCTGGAATCAACACTGTTGACTTCGGTACTTCACCTATCCTTGTACCTTCATACGCTAAGGTCGTAGACATGGAAACTGCGGTTGCGGAAGATAACGCACTCGTTGGTAACCTTGCTTACATCCTGCCAGCAGCAATGTTCGGCGGCTTGAAGACAACTGAGAAAGCGACTAACACTGCTCAGTTCGTTGTTGAGCCTGGCGGCACAATCAATGGATACCGTGCAATCGTATCTAACCAGTGTACTGCTGGTGATATGTTCTTCGGTAACTTCAGCGATTTGCTTGTCGGTATGTGGGGAGCCGGTGTAGACATCACTGTTGATCCATACAGCCTGTCAACTACAGGTTCTGTTCGCATCGTAGCGTTCCAGACTATCGACGTTGCTGTACGTAACGCTGTTAGCTTCTGTCTCGGTAACGACGACCAGTAAGTAGTATGACCCGCCCTTCGGGGCGGGTTTCCTTTTAGGAGGTTTTATGAAATACGAAGTAATCCGTGATTGTGTAATCAAAGGCGCACGCCATAAGGTTGGAGATGTTGTCTCTGATTTGAGTGAGCAGCTTGCCAAAGACTTGATGGCTATCGGCCGGTTAGCGCCGCACCATGAGCCCGAGTCAAAGAACCGTGCTATCGGTGCGAAAGATTCTGAATCAGCACCTAAGAAGCGCGGCCGTCCAGCCAAGAAAGAGGCGGAGCCCGAGGCTGAATAATGGCTGTAGAAACGGATGTATTCCGTTCCACTATGCTAGCTGACTTTGGTCAGAGCATTACGTTTAAACCACAGTTCGGTGCGTCAACGACATTCACTGCGATTTTTGACGCCCAACATATGTTTGAGGAAGTAGGCGGCTCTGTCGCCTTTTCTGTTCAACAGCCTCGCTTAACGTGTAGGGCGAGTGACGTTGATGAAATCGTTGAAGGTGATAAGGTCACTCTTACGGTTGAAGGTGTACTAAAGGAATATAAGATTCGAGCTAAGATGCCTGATGGCACTGGTATTACTGAATTGCAACTGGAAGAGCAATGAGTCACATACGCACTCGCATACGTCAGAATCTTGTGACGACTCTCAAGGGCATGACTCACACCGACCAAAAGGTGTTTGATAGTCGAATCTATCCCATGAATATGGATACGCTCCCGGGCATCTGTGTCTACACGCCCAGCGAGACATCTGGCTATTTGTCTATTAGCCCGCCACGTACCTTGGACAAAGTAATTACTGCGTCAATAGAGATATATGTTCAGATGATTGACGAGTATGATGAGCGCTTGGATCAGATTGCCGCGGATGCAGAAGAAAAGCTGTATACGGACTTGAGTCGTGGCGGTTTGGCTAAAGATACGAGAGTATTGTCGTTTGACAGTACTTTTTCCGGCGATGTAGAACAGCCGGTAATTATGGGTAAACTTACCGTAGAGATTAGGTATTCCGCGGTTGAGGGTAGCCCGGAAGGTTAGTCAAGGTATTTTTTTTAAGGTAAACTTGAGCTTTGCGCTCGCTCGTTAAGAGGAAACTTCAATGTCAACATTTCTAGGTAAAGAAGGAGCCGTATACATCGGCACCAACGCGGTAGCAGAGGTACGCGACTTTTCTGTGGAAACTACTGCAGAAACAGTCGATGCAACTGTCATGGGATCTACTGGCGATTGGATGGTCAAGAAGGCCACTCAAAAGTCATGGACTGCTTCAATTAACTGCTATTACGATTCAAGCGATACAAACGGCCAGCTTGCTATGGACGAAGGTTCAGAGGTTGCTGTCAAGCTGTATCCAGAAGGCAACACGACTGGTAATAAATATTACTACGGTCAGCTTGTTATCACTTCAATTAGCCGCTCAGCGTCATTTGACGGCCTTGTAGAGATATCATTCTCTGGCGATGGTAACGGACCATTAACAGAAGACGCGGCGTCTTAATATGAAGCTGATTGATGTTGCGGTAAGCCACTTCAACAGCAAAGAAGTCCGACAGGTTGAGGTACCAGAGTGGGATACAACGCTCTACTCTAAGAACCTTAGTCTTGCTGATAAGTCGAAGTGGATGAAGCGAGCGGACGGCGATAACTGGAGCTACATGGTTTACGCCGTCATACTTGGAACGACCGATGCAGAGGGTGAGCCCGTTTTTGACATTGGCGATAAGTCTGCCCTGATGAACAATGTTGACCCTGACCTTGTTAGTCGCATCGCTACGTTCGTTTTAGATATCGGTGAAGAAACCGAAGAGGAACGCGAAAAAAACTGATAGATGACCAAGGCAATGTGACCGAAGCTTATATGATGTTCGAGCTTGCGGAACGCCTTGGTCAACCACTCAGTACGATTCTTGAGATGACTGTCTCCGAATTCAACCATTGGTTGACGTTCTATAGGGTAAAGGCAGAGAGGCAGAAGCAGCATGAGTCAAGACGTAGTCAACGTACTAAAGTTCGTAGTAGATGATGACACTGCTGCGGGGTTTAGTTCTGCGAACCGCAATCTCAAGAAGAATGAAAGAGCTATACAGCGTGTTATCGACCAGCAGAAGAAGCTGACTCGAGAAGCGGGGAAAAGCGCTGACCAGATAGCTATCGAGACGCTCAAACGAGCCGACGCAAAAGATGAAGTAATCGCACAAGTGATGGCGCTCCAGAAGGAGCGTCAAGCGATTCTTGATGCCAAGTCTGCCCGGACTGAATCTATAAACGAAGTCGATAAGATGATTGCTGCCATGAAGGAACAGGCAGCAACTATCGGTATGTCTTCGTCTGAGTTAGCAATTCATAAGGCAGTACAGAAGGGCGCTACCGCAGAACAGCTAGCAGCCATCCAGGCTACGCAAGCCGAAATTAATGCCAAGAAGCAAGCATCGACAGCCACTGTAAACCAAGTCAATTCTGCAGAGCAGATGATACAAAAGCTTAAGCAAGAGATTGATTTGTTCGGTCAGTCCGATGACCAGATCCTGGCTTACAAGCTGGCACTCGATGGTGCGACACAAGCACAGATAGATGAAGTGATGGCTTTGCGGTCCAAGATGGCTGCGATGAACAGGTCTCTCCCACTGATGCAGAGAATGAAGCAGCAACTTCGTTTTATGCGCGGCGGTTTTGGTCAGGTAGGCCATCAGATACAGGACGTTGCGGTGCAGCTTCAGACCGGAACGGACGCAATGATTGTGTTCGGCCAGCAGGGTTCTCAGATTGTGTCTTTGTTTGGTCCTGGCGGTGCAGCATTAGGTGCTTTATTGGCTGTTGGTGCAGCCGCGTTTACTGCCTTCAAAAACTTCGAGGTTACTAATAACGAGCTCGCAGAGTTACGCAGTCAGATAGAAGATTTTACGCCTGAATCGGACGAGGCGACTGCGGCCTTGCAGCGAATGACTGCAGTGATGCAGCAGCAAGAAATCAACAATATGCGGGACGACTTATTCTCGCTTATTGAAGAAATGGATACTGCGGGTAAGACGGCTTTCATGGCTCAAACGCAGCTTGAACAAATGAGCGATACGCTCAGTGCCGATGAAAAGCAAGCGCTGCGGGACCGAATTAATTCTGCTGGCATGGAAGCTGTTATCGCTGAAGGCAAGATTCGTATGCTCAAGCAAGGAATCGAGAATCTTGGCGCAACTGTATTTAACTTCCCTAAAGAAGACTTTTTTGCTGCATTCAAAGAAATGTTTGAGGGAACTATTTTCGGTGAGGCGTTCCAATTCGACCAAGTCACGCCCGAGATAGACACATCTGATGCTGAAGAGGCCGCAAACAAGTTTTTGGGCATTGAGCGCTCATTCTTGGACGGTGTCAAAAAGATTAACTCTGACTTCGATAGGATTGAAGAGCAAATCCGAGAAACCGCTGGTATTGCCGGTATAGAGGGAGACAGGCTAAACAATGCAATAGCTGCTAACGAAGCGCAAAGGCAAGCTGCACTTGGTCGATTCCATGAACAAGAATACGCAGCACAAGTTGCTCACAGTGAAGCCTTACGTAAAGAAAGACTTGCTAGAGAAAAAGCAATAGCAGACATAGAAGAGCAAAATCGAGAGCGTGCTAAAGAACAGCGTGAAGGTCTATTAGATGACTTTGAGGCAAGCCTTACAAGAGAAGAGGAGCTGTTAGCCACCCAGAAAGATATGCGTCAAGCAAACCTGGATCATATGTTGGATGTGATGGCGCGTGAAGACAAGTTCAATAAGGACATGGCTACTGCAAAAATCAACCTAAATGCTCAGGTGCTTTCTTCTGCACAAGCGCTCACTTCTGGCTTGCTGTCAAACATGAGTAAAGAGTCAAGTGCGTATAAAGCGGTATTCGCAGCACAACAAGCTATTGCAATCGCTACGACACTTATTAATACGGAGATGGCCGCAACGGCAGCGTTAGCTCCACCTCCTGTCGGTTTAGGTCCGGTTGCTGGTGTTGGCTATGCCAAAGTAATACGCGGCTTGGGATATGCATCTGTTGGCTTGATTGCGGCACAAACTGCCATGTCATTTGAGGGCGGCGGCTTTACAGGCCGTGGTTCGCGTTCTGGCGGCATTGACGGGCGCGGCGGCTTCCCAGCTATTCTGCACCCGAATGAAACAGTTGTGGACCATGAGGGAGGCGGTATGCAGCCTGTCGTGGTCAATCAAACAATAAATGTAACTACCGGCATACAGCAGACAGTACGCGCTGAGATAGCTAACCTGCTACCACAAATTAGTGAAGCAGCAAAAGCGGCAGTGGCTGACTCTAGAATGCGTGGCGGTAGTTATGGAACATCAATGGGCGTGTAATGGCTGACTTTGACTTCCCCAACATTGGCTTTCAAAAGATGACGATGAGACTTAGGTCTGCAACGGCTATTAGCACGTCTCCTTTCACCTTTGACCAGCAAACATATGAGCATCAAGGCGTGCGTTGGGAGGCAGAAATAACCTTGCCTCCACTCAAGCGCTCCGAGGCGAAAGCAGCAGAGGCATTTTTCGCTCAGCTTAGAGGCCAGGCTAAGACATTTACGCTTGGCAATCCTCTGCATAATGTGGCCGGTGCAAGTGGCTTCATCACTAGTGGAGCTCAAGGAGCTACCAACGTAACCGGGACTGTCAGTAGCCACGTAGAAGTCGGTGATTATTTTGAGGTCGGTGGCGCGCTGTACATCTTGACTGCAGAGAACGCAAGTACCCTGGATATCATGCCGCCTCTTCGTACCGCTATATCATCTTCCACGGCTCTCGATTTTACTTTGCCTAAAGGAGAGTGGCGTTTGGCGTCTAATGATATCGATTGGAATATCAACCGGGCTGGGATTTACGGATTTACCTTTGCGTGTGTTGAGGCGATATGAGCAGGACTCTTACCAGTGCGATGCAAGCTGTTGCCACTGCCGAAGTGGTACGTCCTATTGTTTTGGTTCAGTGTGACTTTGATAGTGGCGCTCTTAATCTTTGGAACGGGATTGGCAACTTGACTGTTGGCAGCACTGCCTATGTTGGCGCTGGCACATTATTGGAAATTGGGAAAGTAAGTGAGTCTGCGGATCTGTCGGCAAACGGCATGAACGTCAAGCTGTCTGGTGTCACTGAGCCTCTTGTATCGAAAGCAAGAGATGAAAAATATCAAGGCAGAGAGCTAAAAGTTTTACTTGGGGCAATGGACTCTACTAATAGCGTCATATCTAATCCCGTGATAATTTTTAGTGGATTCATGGACACCATGACCATTCAAGATACTGCCGATACAGCAACTATTACTGTGACAGTAGAGAATCGTTTGATTGAGTTTCAACGAAACCGTATTCGTCGATACACCGCGGAAGACCAGAAGATAGACTATCCCACGGATAAAGGATTGGAGTTTGTTGCTGAGATAGCAGAGAAAGAAATCGTTTGGGGTCGGACACAAGCGGCAGCAGGCGGAGGCGGCGGAGGCGGCGGAGATAATGACGAGCGTCATGGTGGAGATCACAGATAATGATATTTGCTCACGAAAACCTGGCTAACGTCAAAGAAGATATCCTGCCGCTCATTGAAGAGCATTGGAAGGAGATAGCTTTAAACAAGGATGTTATTAAGCTAAATCCTGATTGGGATGCCTATGCAGCTTATGACTATATTGGCTCTTTGCGTGTCTACACTGCTAGAGACGAAGGGCAGTTGGTGGGCTACTTCGTAGTGTTAGTCAGTAAATCTCTGCACTATAAAGACCATACCTTCGCTAACAACGACATTATATTCCTGCGTAAAAGTGCTCGAGAGGGCATGGCGGGTATCAAGCTTATAAAGTATGCAATTAAGTGTCTCGAGGCTGAAGGCGTATCCAAGATACTTATCAATACCAAGATTCATCAGCCATTTGATGTCATTCTAGAGCGGCTCGGATTTGATTGTATCGAGCGCATCTATTCTAAGTGTCTGAGGTAAGTCATGGCCGTTAGCGCTATTGTTGGATTAGTAACTGCCGGTGGAGCCGCTGTAGCTGCTTTAGCGACAGGAGCAGCCTTCGGCCTTGCCGCATTCGCTACGGCATTTGCTATTGGCGCAGGTATATCAATGGTTGCGCGTGCGCTTATGCCTGTTCCCGATTTAGGCGAGCAAATGCGAGGCACGACAGTAACAAGCAGAGACCCTGCCGGACCACGAAAACTAATATACGGACAAGTTCGTGTTGGTGGTAATGTTGTCTTCATCGCGCACTCTGGTACTGACAATAAATATTTGCACCTGGCTGTCGTTTTTGCTTCGCACCATATCAATTCATATGAAGAGGTATGGTTTAACGACAATAAGATATGGACGAGAGCGGGTGGATTCCAAAGTGATTGGGGTACTTATGTCACGATGGATACAACAAAGCTTGGAACAGCAACGCAGAGCGCTTCAAGTCTTTTAACGCCAGTTAGTCAGTGGACATCGGATCACAAGTTAAGTGGTATTGCATACATAGCATTCAAGCTTGAGTGGAATCAGGACAAGTTTCCACAGGGTGTGCCAAATATTACAGCGGTCATTAAAGGCAAGAGAGTATTTGACCCGCGTACTAATGTGACCGGCTTCAGCACAAACCCTGCACTATGTGTGCGAGATTATCTACTGGATCAAGATTATGGATTGGGCGAAAGCAATCTAAACATCGATTCTACTGCTATCGAAGCTGCGGCTGATTTATGTGATGAGCAAGTCTCAATAGATGCTGGCGGCACGCAAGACCGATATCAATGTAATGGTGTTATCGATACTAGCAATCAAATTAAGTCAAATATCGAGCAACTGCTATCTTCGATGGGCGGTAGGCTTACATACTCCGGTGGCAAGTATTTCATAGATGGCGCCGAGTACCGTGCTCCCACGGTAACTATCGATGAGACCGTCATCATATCTGGCATAAAGACTCAGACTAAGCAATCGCGCAGGAGCATCTATAACAGCGTTAAAGGCACCTTTATTTCTGAGGAAAAGAACTACAAGATCCTTGATTATCCTGTTCAGAGATTAAAGACGACGGCTGGTAGTTTTGTTACTGGAACAACTTACAGAATACTATTTGTTGGCACGACTGACTTTACTGCCATTGGCGCTTCATCTAACGCTGTAGGCGTAGAGTTTACAGCTACAGGCGCGGGCAGCGGAACAGGCACGGCTTCATCGACGATTGTAGAAGACGGCGCACAGATTCATTTAGATATGCCTCTTCCTTTCGTAAGCAATAACCTACAGGCACAAAGGCTAGCAAAGATTGCGCTGCTTAAATCTCGACAGCAAGTGGTTATATCCATGACTGTCAACTTAGCCGGACTTAAGATAAAAGTCGGTGACACGATTAGTGTCAATTACGACAAGCTTGGTTATAGCGGCAAGGTTTTTGAAGTTATTGGTTACGATTTAGCTATCGGCAATAACGGTCAAATGGGAGTGCAGCTTGAGTGTATTGAAACTGCCTCTGCTATTTACGATTGGACTACGGCTGACGAAGAAGACTTCCTTTCTGGCGGCGAACTGGACTTATACGACGGTAGAACGGTCGATAACGTCACTAGCTTGTCATTGACAGAGATAGGTTTACGCGGTCCCGATGGTGGCGTGAGCTCATCTGTACAGCTTACTTGGACTGCGCCCGATGATGCGTTCATCGAATATTACAAAATACGTTACAACAAGAACGGCACTACCGATTACTTTGAGGTACAGAGCCGCGAGACCAATATATTTATTCCCGGTCTGGATATCACATCTAACTATGATTTCCGCGTACAAGCAGAAAACCTATTGGGCGTCACTAGCACTGGTACGACGCTTTCTAATCAAGCCTTAAACGGCGATACGACGGCCCCAGGCGTACCTACAAGCCCAACCGCAACCGGCGGCGTACAGACCATTACCTGTGAATGGAATAATCCCACGGATATCGATTATGCGTTTACGGAAGTTCATGTGGTTGCATCTGACACTGAGCCAGCAGTTGGAGCTTCTCCTACAGCGAAAATAGCCGGAGAAGAGTACGTAGTCACTGGATTGTCTGGTGCGGTAACTAAGTACTTTTTCCTGCGAGCGGTAGACTTCTCTGGCAATAAGTCGGCATATACATCAAGTGTAAATGCAGCGTCTGTGGAAGTTACTGCGACTGACATAGCAGATGACGCTGTTGGCTCAGATCAGATTGCCGATGATGCGGTCACAGCAGATCAGATTGCGGATGGGGCTGTTGAATTAGCAGCCTTCGCGTCAGGCATACAGCCCGTACAAGTTGTCAGCACATTGCCATCGACAGCCGCTCAAGGCGACATGGCATTCTTAACTACAGACAGCAAACTCTATCGTTATAATGGCACGGCTTGGAC